TTATGTACGACGCAATGCAAAAGGGAGAAAGTCCATTGAAAGCATTGGGTAATTTTGTCGCTGACTTAACAAAGAAATTTATCGCTGCAATTATCCAGGCTACTATTTTCCAAGGTTTAATGTCTTTATTAGGAACTGCAACCGGAGGCGGTGGCGGATTTTTAGGCGGATTAATTGGGGGAGTTGGTAAGATATTAGGATTTGCGGAAGGTGGAATTGTTTCCCGTCCAACGGTGGCAATGGTGGGAGAAGGAGGACAAAGCGAAGCAATTATGCCATTAAACAAATTGGGTAATATGATGAATAGCACCTTTAATGCCGGAGCAATGAGCGGAAGCGGTGGCGGTGCTGGGGGTGGACAATTTGTATTGAAAGGAAGTGATTTAATATTAGCAATGAATAGAAGCAATTTCTCACTAAACGTTAGAAGGTAATGAGTTATAACATACATTGGACAAGTTCGGCTATTTCCAAAAACGGTAATGTTTATCAATTAGACATTTACGATAAAGATTATACAGGCGATCCTATCACGGTTCCCGTAGGCGAGGAGCCTTTTGTATTAAAAGCAAATGCGTCAAGCGACAACCAATACGAGCCATTATTAGCAAGTGAGTTAAGAGTGGTATTGAATATAACCGACACTCAAGAAGATTTTATTGACTTCGCAAATGAGGACCAATTCAAATACTTTGGGATATTATCTTACGATGATAATATTGTTTTTCAGGGTTGGTTGTTATCGGACGCAATGGTAATGCCATTTACTACGGGGGAAATAGAATGTGGCTTTTCTTTTATAGATGGCTTAGCAATGCTTAAGACAATTTATTACACTCCGTCAAACTTAAACTCGTCTATATTAGAAAGTTTAAGGCAAACAATTCAAAACTGTTTAAATGCTTTAAATTATCCATTTGGTTATAATATAAACATTGGGGTTTCAATATTTGCCGGAGAAATGGTAAATAGAACGGACGATATTAAAAACGAGCCATTGTCGCAATCATTTATGAGCGTTAATAACTGGTTCAATTCAAGTCAAATTACGACTCCTAATATTGATCCTTTTTATTATAGCGATTTCATTTCTTGTTATGAAATATTAGAATATATTTTATTAGGGTGGGGGTGTCAATTATTCCAAGCAAACGGGGAATGGTATGTTGCGAATGTTAACGAAATGGCTTCGGATAATATTTACATAACTAAATACGACGAAACAGGAACTTATGTTTCTGCTAGTAATAGCGATATAAATTATACGGTTAAGCCTTACAATACCGAAGATGAATTATACTTTATAGATAATAGTCAGGCAAAAATAATAAGGCAAGGTTTCTCGCAAATATATTTTAACACTAAATCGGAGTTTGCGGTTAACTATATCGACAACGGATATTTAAGAAGATTAGTAGGTGGGGTTCCTTACGGTTGGTTAACACAAACTAACGGGACGGGAGCGGTTACTTTTACAACGGGGGAAATTGCTAACTTTTATAAAATTAGCTATTCGACAGTAGGTAGCTTTGACTCGTTTGCTGGGGTTCGAGCAATATATACTAGATATGTATCGATAGGCGACGTAATGGACGTAAAATTCAATTATAAGGTAGTAAGTAACCCAATAGAAGATAAGCCGATATGTACGGTTAAAATCGAAATAATCTATGGTTCAACAACTTATTACTATTCAAAGAATGAAGCGTGGGAAATAGCGGGAGCAAACCCCGAGTATTACCAACCTACGGGGGATTTATCACAAAACAAGCAAAACTCCATTAGTTTCTCAACGGCTCCGATACCCGTATCAGGACAGTATTATTTTTCCGTTAGGGTTAACCCATTGCAAACGGGATTGCTTCAAACTCAAGCGGAAGTTGACGTGAGCGTTTTTTCCATTAGCTTTTCAAGTAATTATTCTTATAACTTAGTTTCAGTACAAAAGGAAACAACCTACCAAAATAAGAAAACAGTTGACAATTATATTGGAGCCAGGTTTGGAGAAAACTTTAACAATATAGGAGCGATTGTAAATAGTTTTGGTTTAGAGGTTTATTCTTTTTGGTATCGACAAGCGGAAGCGGGAATGGGTTACATTTCAATAAACTTGGTGGGTATTATTGCCGAAGATTACTACTTTACACAATCTAAGGCTCAAATTAATGTAAGCGGTTCTTTAATGTCATTAATGAGCAAGAAAACAGGAGAAACAACAAAAAGCCATTTGAGTTTATTTTCTTCTATAAAAGTGGAAGATACTTCTCCAGGTCCGAACAATATAACGGGTAAATATTATATAATGGGGAATTGTGAATTTAACTTAATTGAGGATATGTTAAGCAATGTTACATTATTGGAGGTTTCAAAAGTAAGGTTGCCAAACACAATCAAAAATGCTAATTTTACAGTTGAACAATAAAAAAGTAAATTTGCAATATGGCAGACAAAGTAACAGGGAAAAATATAATGCTTTATTATCACGAGGCACCTTCGGAGGCTTACCCCGATGGACGTGATATTCCGTTCGCTTGTTCAACTAACTGCGTTTTTAACGTATCAGTTGACCAAAAAGAGGTAACAAGTCAAAGTTCGGCGTGGTATAAAGAGTTTAAAATTGATATGGCTTCTTGGACAATTACTTGCGATGGCTTAGTGACTTTGGACGGCTACGGATATTTAAACTTCTTAAATATACAAAAGAATAGAACTCCAATAAGCGTAAAGTTTGTTATAGACAACGGAGCGGACGGCTTAGTAATAATAAGCGGTACTTGCAACTTGTCTAACTTCCAATTAAACGGTCCATTCAAGGATATTGCAACTTATTCAGTTAGTTTACAGGGAACGGGTCCTTATGGTACTACGGGAACTGCGCTTAATCCTAGCGGTACGGTTATCGTTGCGGGTGGTGTTGTTGTCGATAAACAATACACGGCTTCAGGTGCAGAAACTACAATTACTTGGACCGATATGATTGGCAAGACTTGTCTTTATGTATCTAGGGGTGGGGTTGACGTTAGGGACATTGTGGCAAGTGGTGCAACGGGCGAACAAGTTGCGTGGAACTCAACAACCGGAGTATTGACATTCCCAAGAGCGCTTGAGAGTGATGAATTTGTTCGTGGTTTATTCCAATAAAAATAATATAAAATGAGTCAACAGTTACAAATAACGGGCGGTGCTAAAGTAAGAAGTTTAGAAGGTGTTATAACAGGATCAACGGGAGTTTTAGGTTCTTTGCCTATTAACGCTTCAAATGGTATCCCACAATTAGACGTAAACGGTAAAATATTAGTTTCTCAATTACCCAATTCCGTAATGGAATATAAGGGAACTTGGAACGCTGCAACAAATACTCCAACATTAGCCGATGGAACGGGTAATCAGGGGGACGTTTATTTATGTAATGTTGCCGGAACTGTCAACTTCGGTGCGGGTCCGATTAGTTTCGTAGTTGGCGACCAGGTTATTTACTCGGGTACTATTTGGCAAAAGGCGAGTGGTGCAACGGGAACGGTAACAAGTGTTGCGGTAACTGAAAGTGGCGACGCTTTAACTATTACAGGTTCTCCGATTACGACTTCGGGAACGATAAACATAGGCTTTGCCGGAAGTTCGGCTCAATATGTAGCGGGGGACGGTAGCTTAATTAACTTCCCAACGGTTGTAACTCAAGCGCAAAACTTAGTAACCGAAGTTTATAACAATTCGGGGGCAACTATGACTAAGGGAACAGTTGTTTATATAAATGGCGGTCACGGTAATTTACCAACAATAGCAAAGGCAATCGCAACAAGCGACGCAACTTCGGCTCAAACTTATGGGGTTGTAAGGACTAATATTACTAATAACAATAACGGTTATGTAACTGTTATCGGTAATTTGGATAATTTAGATACTCAAGCGTATGCAACGGGTACTCAATTATATCTAAGTTCAACGACTGCTGGTGCTTGGACTTCAGTAAAGCAGTATGCTCCCAATCATTTGGTTTATGTAGGTATTGTAATTAGAAGCCACCCGACTCAAGGGGTTGTTGAAATAAGAATACAAAATGGTTTCGAGTTAGATGAATTGCACGATGTATCGGCTCAAACTCCTTCAAATAATCAAGGATTGTTTTACAATAGTTCAACGTCTTTATGGGAGAATAAATCTATTGCAACGGCTTTGGGTTACACTCCAATATCTTTAACTTCATTAAGCGCAACGAGTCCTTTAAGTTATAACAATACAACGGGAGCATTTAGTATTAGCCAGGCTTCAGGTTCAACAAGCGGATTTTTAAGTTCGACTGATTGGACTACATTTAACAATAAGCAAAACGCTTTAACTAATCCTATAACGGGAACGGGGGCAAATGGGCGAATAGCTTATTTTAATGGAACTACAACACAAACGAGTTCGGCTAATTTAACTTGGAATAATACGGACGCAATATTATCAACAAATTCAATATACAATTTTAATAATACTACAAACGCTTATATGCTTTCAAGCGACGGCGAAAATATAGGTAGTATATTTAACGTATCGGCTGCAAAGTGGTCATTAGGGTATGGAACTTCTGCAACTGCATTAGGTACTCCGGCTTTAACTTGGGATAATTCAGGCAAGGTTGGTATTGGAACAACTTCTCCTAGTAATTTACTTGACGTAAATGGTACGGGAAGGTTTACGACAAATTTATTTATTAATAGAGCATCAGCAGGTAATTCAAACGGATTATCACTTCAAACTGCGGGTACAAATAATTGGTATATAGGAAGCTCTGCGGTAGGTGCAAATACTGATTTACAATTTTACAATCATTCAGCAGCAGAAGTAGTTTTTAGTATTGCCAATACTACGGGCAACGTTGGAATTGGAACAACAAGTCCATCTTTTAAATTAGACGTAACAGGAACAGGAAGATTTACAGGAGCATTAACGGGAACGAGTGCAAGTTTTTCTAGTAGTGTAACGGCTGCTAGTTTTACCTTGTCAACATCGGGAGCATCAGGAAGTACTACTTGGAATTTTTATCGTGACCAATATGCGGGTGGGGATTTTTCAATTTGGGCAGGTAGTACTACAAGATTATTAATTAACGCTTCCGGCAACGTAGGAATAGGAACAACTGCTCCAACTACAGGAAGAATACAAATACAAACATCGGGTAATGGTACTTCATATAGTCATCCATATTATTCTTATGATAGTTCAGTTTATCAAAATTCATTTTTAATAAGTCATACTGACGGAATAACAAGACTTATGTCAAGTTGGAATGCTACAGGCATTGACTCAAATATGACATTTTGGACTACAACTGCTGCAGGTTCGCAATCCGAGCGTATGAGAATAACTGCAACGGGCTTAGTACTTATAGGCACTACAAATAGTTCAGGAGTAGATAAGGTAAGAATAAACAATGACGGAGCAAGTTCTTATTCAACTGTAAATATTACTAATGCCAATTCAACTGCAAACTTTTATGTTGGTGTTGGTGGTGGCTCAGTAGCAAATGGTAATCTTCAAAATAATGCTTATGTATGGAATGCAGCAGCTTCTTCATTAGTATTTGGAACAAGTGATAGTGCAAGACTTACAATATCTTCAACAGGAACAGCTTCCTTTACGGGTGGTATTAATGCGGGAACATTATATTTGGGTTCATTAGGAACAGGAACGGTTTATTCAAGTTCAGGAACTTTAACTAATACTAACCCATCGGATAAAAGATTAAAAGAAAACATTACTCCAATTACTTACGGATTAAATGAAATACTAAAACTTAATCCTGTTTCGTTTGATTGGAAGAATGATAATAATAAGAATAAACAATTTGGATTTATTGCTCAAGAAGTACAACAAATAATGCCGGAAGCAGTAATCGAAGGGGAATATTTAGGACTAGAAAAGGACGCAATTTATACGGCTTTAATAAATGCAATAAAAGAATTAGAAGCAAGATTAAAAACATTAGAAAATAAATAATATGGCAATAACTTACAATTGGGTAATTAACCAACTAGATACCGCACCAAGCGAAGACGGATTGACTGACGTAGTAAAAGTAGTACATTGGACTAGAACCGCTGAACAGTTTGTTGGTGGCGAACCTATCAATGTTTCAAGTTACGGAACAATGAGTTGTACTACCCCAAGTTCAACTGACTTTACCGCTTACCCTGATTTAACCTACGAGCAAGTTTGCGGTTGGTTAGACGCTGGGTTAGACGTTGAAGCAATCGACTTAGGATTAGACGGACAAATTGAGAACATAATCAATCCTCCAATTATTGTATTGCCATTACCTTGGTCCACTCCGAGTTAAATTTGGTAAATCAATAAAGTAAATCTTATATTTGTAAAAAATCAAATAATATGCATATCAACGAAACACAATTAAAAGAATTACAGGCTTACCTTTTAGAATTACCAGCTAAGTACGCAAATCCAATATTCGAGTTCTTAGGGAACATTGCTAAGGAGCAAGGAGTACAAACGGAAGAAGCCACAAAAGAGGACTAAATGGAAAGTATTGCAATTTTCTTGGCGGGACAAGCCATTGCCATAATCATAGGCTTAATAAGTATATATGTTAAAGTAAGTCTAAAACTTAAAGAACTAGAGGTGCGTGTTAATATGGTTGAAAAGCAAGACGACATTATCGCCAAGAAACTTGACAATATCCAAACAAGTTTGAACAAGTTATTTGTTTCATTAGAGAACAAACAAGACAGGGACTAATGAGAAACGTCGTTATCTTTTTATTGGTAGCGATTGCAATTTTCCTATTAGGCAAAAGTTGTAGGTATATTAAGAATGATCCTATTGTCATTAAAACAATAGACACGGTTTACCAAGAGAAAACATTTACCAAGTACATTAAAGGTAAAAACATTCCCTACCAGGTTATACAAGATAATAGCCGAATAGATACAGTAAGGGACACGATTACGATTGTCAAAGATTATTTAGCCACTAAGATTTACACGGACACTTTTAGCATAGACTCAAGCCGTTTTACAATTATTGACACTATAAGACAAAATTCTATAATAGGTCGTCAATTTAAGGCTAATTTGCACGAAAAAACAATAAGAATAACCAACAATATTTACCACCCCAACAAGAATAGCTTTTATTTGGGTATTTTAGGCGATTTAAGGCGCTTAGATAACAATTTAGGCATAGGAGTAGGGATTGGATATAAGACCGAAAAAAACGACTTATTTTTGCTAAATATTACAACTAACCAATATTCGGTTGGTTACTATAAAAAAATATTTTAATATGAAGAATTTAAAAGCGTGGAAGACCACAAGTATCGGTTTGGTATTAATTATTGGTGCAATGGCGACTGTATTCTTAGGTAAGGCAGATTGGACGGGAGCGTTAGTTGCTATTAGTACGGGGGTGGGTTTATTGTTTACTCCTGATACAATGTTGGATAAAATGACTAAAAAGGACTAATATGCTTAGCAAGAAATCTATTGACTTAATCATTCACTTTGAGATTGGCGGTCGTTCGTACTACGAAAAGGCATTACAAAAGGTAACTTGGCCTGGGGGCGATAGCGGAGCTACTATAGGTATTGGCTACGATTTAGGATATAACACGGAGAAACAATTCCTAGCGGATTGGTCCCCTTGTTTGAACTTAAACTTTGTTAATGCGTTGAAGCCTTTATGCGGATTAAAAAAGGAACGAGCAAAGGCAATGATTAAAGGCGAGGTATTAAATGTTCGAGTTCCGTACAATATTGCATACGACGTATTCGTTAAAAGTACATTACCTAGATTTTATAAAGCAACTTTATCAATATACCCTGAAATGATCCATTTAAACGAGGATACCCAGGGCGCATTGGTTTCAATGGTATTTAACAGGGGAACAAGTTTATTAGGGGAACGAAGAAAGGAAATGAAAGCCATTGTCGATTTAGTTAAGAAACAAGATTACGAAGGAATTGCCGAAGAAATCGAAAAGAGTAAAAGGCTTTGGGAAGGTATCGGATTAGACGGATTAGTAATAAGGCGAGAAGCGGAAGCGGACTTAATACGGGACTCAATATCATAAAACACCAAAACCAACATAATGACAACAACAACCAAACGCAAAAGACTTTACTTCGATATTGAGGTAAGCGCAAACGTGGGTTTATTTTGGCAATCAGGATTTAAGATTAACATTGGCACGGAGAACATTATAAAAGAACGTGCAATCATTTGTATTTGTTACAAATGGGAAGAAGACAAAGACGTTTATTACCTACATTGGGATAATAAGCAATGCGACAAAAAGTTACTAGAAGAATTTATTAAGGTGGCAAATGAAGCCGACGAACTAATCGGGCATAATGGCGACAAGTTCGACTTAGCTTGGATTAGAACTCGTTGCTTATTCCACCGAATAGATATGTTCCCCAATTATACAACAATAGACACTTTAAAGATAGCTAGGTCAAAGTTTAGGTTTAATTCCAATAGACTTGATTACATTGGCAAGTTTCTAGGATTAGGACAAAAGATACATACTGACTTCGATTTATGGAAGGACATAATGCTAAATAACGACAAGAAAGCATTAAATAAAATGATTGATTACTGCATACAGGACGTTGTATTATTGGAGAAGGTCCACAAAGAATTAAACAATCATATCCCAGCTAAGACGCATTACGGAGTAATATTTGGGGGCGATAGGGGTTCTTGCCCTGAATGTGGAAGCGATGAATTAGTAAAAAGCAATAAAAGAGTAATGGCTTCCGGATTAGTTAAGATACAATATAAATGTAAAACGTGCGGAAAATTGCACTCAAAAACTGATAAATAATGGACTCAACTATTTTAACTTTGGTCATTGAAGATATGCGAAAGCGTGAGGCAAAAGGTAAGCTGGAGTATGGTACAACCTTAGACCGCAAAGATTTAGGGAATAGCGAGTGGATTTATTATGCTTACGAGGAAGCTTTGGACCTGGCACTTTACCTTCGCAAAATAATTGAAAACAATAACGATAAAGTATATTAAAATGAGATACCCTAAAAATTGGAATAAAATGAGTTTAGCAGAACAAGAAGCGTGGCTAGTGAAAAAATTAACTGAATTGTACATTATGGAAACAAGCGTAAAACAAGCATTGGCAAAAGTTCGAGGCGGTAACAAATACGAAGTAAAAGAAATAGACCGCCCGGACGAAGCATTATTGAAAGCGTAATGAAAATAAAAATTATCCATAAGAAACTAGGTAGGGAACAAGCGCACGGCATAGCTGAAAGCGATGGGGTAATTTATATCGATCCTCGATTAAAGGGGAGAAAACTGCTTGAAATATACATTCACGAGGTAATGCACTTACTTTATCCTGAAGCAAGTGAGGAGGAAGTAATTGAAAAGAGCGTAATATTAACTAAATTACTTTGGAGATTGGGTTATAGAATGGTCGATAATTCGAAGCATTTACCCCTCCAGGACGGCTCTAAATAAAAAGTTATCTTTGTATTGTTGTTTTCATAGTTGGTTTCTCCCTAGTTTAAAACGCTAGGGAGTTTTATTTGGTCAAATCGTGGGAATGGACTAATTTAGTCCTAATTCATAGCAAAGCAGACATAATAAATGGTTACGGTCCTAAGTTTCTACTTGGGACCCTTTTTTTGCACAAAAGTTCTCTAATTAGTGAACTAATATATATATATTATTATAATAAGTCAATGATAGCGTAGGTTTAAAGGCTTTAACAAATAATTAACTAAAAATAATTGTGTAAAAGTTTGGTGGATAAGATATGTTAATATATCTTTGATTTATCAAACAAAACCAAAAGCTATGAACTACGAATTAAAAGTAACTGAAACAAACAAAAAAAATGCTAAATTTCATTATCAAGTAATTGATGAAAATGGTAATGTAATTAGTGAAAGAAAAAGCAATAGAGAATATGTTGCTTGTACTATAAACGGAGAATGTTATTTTGGTAGATTAGATTTAATTGGCAAAGGAGATAATGGCATAGTAATTAAACGTTATAAAGCTACATTGGCTTTAGATAAATATCCTTCTTCAAATATCCCAAGTGGATTAACTCCTGAACAAGCATTAGAAAATTTAAAAAATAAAGCATTGGAAATAATAAAAAAGTACACTACTATTGCTTATAAAAAATAATAAATCAGGGGTGCGACTGTAACGCACAATTTAAAACCAAAAACTATGAATTTACAAATTACATTTAAACAAAACTTACAACTTATTGAAGGGTTAAACGGTCGTATTCAAGAAGTGGAAAAATTAATTGCAACATTTAATAGTATGACATTAGTTGCTGAATACGTTAAAGAACGTAACGAACTAATTGAGTTAAAAGAAAAATTATTATCTATTATTTAATCATTTAAAACAAACAACTATGAGCTGGAAAGAAGACAACAAAGACTACATTAATGATAGTGTAAGTTTTACAACCGGAGTTATTATTTTTATTATTTGTATTATTATTGGCTGCTTAGCCGACAACCTTTAAAATTAAATGCTATGGACCAACTAATTTATCAAGGAAGACAACTAAAATTACACAAAAGAGCAGCTTGTTTGCTTGAGTTATTAAAAGAAGCGCAACGCAGACAAGAAATGTTCGAAAAGGATTTATCGTTATGGCGCAAGGGAACCTACGACGAGCCAATCCGTTTAATGTACAAAGAGGAAGACATTCTAATAAAAATAGCTAGAATGAACCAGGTGCAAAAGCGAATACTTAAGTCCTATCATTGGCTAATCTTAGACCTTTACGAAATTACGGATCAATTTATGTTACCTATTAATACATTTTTATAAAACAATCAAATATGAGTTATTGGACAGCACCAAGCAGAAGAATGAGTAAAATATTATATAACGAGCAAAAACACGCTCGGGAAATAATTGAAAACATTTGCGACTTTTACGGACTTACGACAGTCCAGGTTAAAGGCAAATGCAGATTAAGAAGTTATGTAAAAGCAAGATTTATTGCAATTTATATGATTAGGAAACGAACAGGAATGACACTTAAGGAAATAGCTAGGATATTTCATAGGGACCACACTAGCGTAATTCACGCTTGTCAAACTATCGAGGAAGTATTAAGTTTAAGATACGAGAACGACTACCAAGATGAGATAAAAAAAATAATCGAATTATTTTGATTTATTCACAAAATACCCTTAATTTTAATTATTATTTAACCACAAATTCAACGCTATGAATGAAGAAAAAAACGAGTTTCGCAAGAGCCTAAAACTTTACAAAGCTATTGCAGAATTTCAACAAGAATGCCCGGTAATCCACAAGGGGACTAATGGACACAATTACACCTATGCTGATTTACCAGCTATTTTTAAGGTTATTATGCCATTATTAAAAAAGCATAAACTAGGCTTTGTTCAACCTTTACAAGACGACAAACTGCAAACTATTGTTTTCCACACCGAAACGGGAGAAACGATAACAAGCGAGGTTACAATCCCTCAAGTTGTTCTAAGGGGTATGAATGAGTACCAATCATTAGGCTCGGCTATTAGTTATTTTAGACGCTATGCTTTATGTTCAATTTTAACTATAATTGCTGACAAAGACACGGACGCAGCCGGAGAAAAGGATTACGACATTCCGGCTTATATAAAGAAGCACAAAAACGCAACTGACTTAACTTTTGCTATTGACTTCTGCCAAAACGTTCAAGAATTAGCCAAGTTACACAGTTTAAACAAGGAACTAATAAATCCAGGTATCCAAGCATTATTTACAAGCAAAAAAAACCAATTATAATATGAATACTTTAGCAATTTGGGAGATCGCACCCTCTAAAAGCGAAATAGAAACATTTGCTCAAAACGTAGCTAATGAATTGTCCGAAGGCACAATTAAAGCCGAAGACATTGCCATTAAAATTTCAGTAATGGAGAACTTTACTAAAACATTAAGGGCAAAAAGTGAGGAGCATATTATTGACTTCCTGGATAAATGCCCCAAGGGTAAATATGACCACTTAGGAGCCAATATAAGCCTCAAAGACAGTCAAACCTACGACTATGCTTCTTACTCGCCTAGATGGGCGGAATTACAGGCGCAAATCGATATTCTTAAAGCCGAGCAAAAAGAAATCGAGGAGAACGGTAAAAAGTTTGAGCGTGGCGCAATACCTTTAAAGTCCTATAAACAATCTTATGTAATCACTTTAAACAAATAATATGATAGTAATTAACATTGAAAAGGAGAAAATCCAATGGAAGCCTGTTCAAACTAAAACAGGAGTAAGACACTTTGCAAACTTAGTTGTTGACAACCTAAAAGAAGTTGACGAAAAGGAAAATACTCATTTAGTTTATAACAATCAAAGCAAGGAGGACCGAGCCGAGAAGAAGAAAAAAGAATATTGTGGACGTGGCAAAGAATATAATTTTAAGAAGGAATATTCAAAGCCTGTTAACCAACAAGAGAATGAGGATTTAGATTTACCCTTTTAAACTTAACCAACTATGAAAACTCAAAACCAACAAATCAAAGCCTATTTAATTAAAGGCAAATCAATTACTCCATTGGACGCATTAAATAAATTCGGTTGCTTTAGATTAAGCGCCAGGATCAAGAATTTAAGGGACGAAGGATTAAAGATTGCTACCAAGTATCTAACTAAGGAAGGTAAAACTTTTGCAAGTTATTCGGTAAAATAATCTATATTTGTCTTGATATATGCGACATATCAGTAAGAACTTATTAGGGAGGAGGATTGACAGGTAGTCGCATTACCTGCTGGTCCAAATCCCTTTTTTTATTTTATGGCAATATTTAGGAAAGTCCACGTTACATTTTGGCGTGACGAATTTGTTGAAGGTTTAACTCCTGAACAAAAGTTTTTTTACTTGTATTTACTAACAAATGATCGAACAACACAATGCGGTATTTATGAGATTACAATTAAGCAAATGTGTTACGATACGGGTTATAACGATGATACTATTAAAAAGCTAATATTATTTTTTATTAATACGGGTAAATTAATTTATTCGGAACATACTAAAGAAATGGCATTAAAGAATTGGGGTAAATATAATGACTCAAATAGTCCAAAGGTTCGTGCTTGTATAGAAAAAGAATTATTAAAGGTAAAAGATAAAGTATTGATACAGTATCTATACAGTATGGATACACATACGAAAGAAGAAGAAGAACAAGAAAAAGAAGAAGATAAAGAACAAGAACAAGTTAATATTGATTTTGATTGGTTTTGGAATGATTATGATAAAAAGGTAGGTGTCAAGGAAAAGTTAAAAAAGAAGTGGAATAAATTAACTGACCAAGAACGCCAAAATGCAATGAATTATATAGAACTTTACAAAATTGCAGTACCCGATAAACAATTTAGAAAAAACCCTGAAACATTTATAAACAATAAAAGCTGGAACGATGAACTCATTACAAGAAATACAACTACAAACAACAACTCCAGGATCGCTCCAAAAATTACCGCCGAACAGTTACACGAAGCGCATACTAAATTCTTTAGCGACAGGGGATAAAGGAGGCTTACATAATGAAATGTGTCGATACAAGGATAAAGGCGAACCGTTGCCATTAAGAGTAATTGAATTAATTCCTGTAAGTGAAAGGCTTCCGGCATTAACAAAACTTTACGGAGTGGAAAAAATATCCGGCATATTATCTATTGCAATAACAAAAGCATTGAATAACTTCAATTTAAGGGTTGGAATGAGTCCCGAACAAATAATGAATTTATCCTACGAATTAATAAACGACTCCGAGCAAGATCAATTAGCTATCCAGGATATTTTATTATTCTTAGACGGTTTACCCAAGTTTAAATATGGCAAAGTTTATGACCGTATGGATATGCCCACCTTTTTTGAAATGTTGGAGAAATACAGGGAAGAAAGGCACCAAGCATACATAAACGGTAAAGAGGAAGCACACGCCCAATTCAAAGCAATGGGCGACAGTAACCGAACAAGCCAAGACGTGGACAAAGAAGCCAATAGGAACGCAATGCAACAATATTTAAGAACTAAATAAACTTATTACCCTCACTTATTAATTATTAACAAATAAAGGGTGTTAGTTATAACGGTGGGGGTATTTTTAAACTATGAGCAACAAATTATACCAACATATTTGCCAAAAGTACCCTAATATAGAGTACAAAGGGGAAGACCTAAGTTTAGAAAATCTTTACTCAAGGGAGTTAGTAAAAAGATGGAACGACGTTAATAAATTTCCAACGATAACTCATATTGTAATTGATTTGAAAATAAGCGAACGGACGGTTTATAGATTAGCAAAACAAAACAATCTTGGCTCACGCTGGGATTTACATAAAAACAAATAAATATGAATTTTTTAATCGGTTTTATTTGCGTAATTATATTTACTGCATTATGTAGTTTTATTTACACTTATAACGACTCAAACGAAGAAATATGACAATAATAATCTTAATCGGTATTATAACAATATTGGAAGTAATACAATTTTATAAACAAACGAAATAATGGAATACTTAGTAATTATTAGCTTACTATTTACCTTATTTTGGTTAAGTGAGCAACTAAACAAAAAGAAATGAGCGGAGAAGTAAAAGGCTTAGAGAATAGCCGACCAATTAAAATGGTGGATATAGAAACAAAAGAAGTAACAGTATATAAATCGATTGCTTATGCAGTTAGGGTAACAGGAGTAAATGAGTACGCAATAAGGAGCGGACTAAATCCCTTACAAAAGAAACGATTTGAGGTAAACGGACGCAAAGTATGTTTCCGAGTAGTAAAATAATAATATGATACGAGTAATTAACTTTAGCGGAGGTAAAACAAGTGCTTTAATGACTATAATGAATTATAGACCAGGCGACTTAGTTATATTTGCAGACACAGGAAGGGAACACCCTAAGACTTATAAATTTATAAACGACTTTGAGGCACACGAAAATATTCCTATAATACGCATTCAATATGAAGGTGGGTTCAGGGGTATGTTAGAACACAATAAGTGGAAGCACATTCCGAATAGAGTTAAACGTTCTTGTACTATTGAATTAAAAATTAAGACGGCAAAAAGATGGCTAAGAAAAAATTATGGGAAACAAAATTACGAATGGCTTGTTGGTTTTAGGGCAGACGAAGAGCGAAGAGTAAAAGGATATGAACAAAGACAGGCTTACATACACCCTAAATTTCCATTATACGAAGCCGGAATAAATAAAGCGCAAGTAAATGAATATTGGAGTAAAAAACCTTACACTTTAGAAATACCAGCTATTTTAGGTAACTGTACTTTATGCTTCCTTAAAGGGAAAAATGCAATTATTAATATTTTACGATCATATCCGGAACTTGCTAAGGAATGGATTGAAGACGAAGAACTAAGTAAACTTAAGGGGGGGGGGCATACTTACTTCCAAGATACTACCTACAAACATTTATTAATGATGGCAGAAAACAATTTATTTAAAGGTCAAGACTTAGAAAGCTTAAATCCGGCTTTTAATTGTTCTTGTACGAGTTAAATCGTAATTTTGCAATATGGCATTAATAACAATTCCTAAACTAACGGCAAAGGCGCAAAAGATATTCAATGCTTATATAAGGCAAAGAGATAGCCAAGACGGGTACTTTACTTGTATCAGTTGCGGACAAACTAAAGACGTTAGCGTTATGGACGCCGGGCATTATGTTCCTGTCAAGGGAAGTTCGGCATTAAGGTTTGACGAATACAACGTAAACGGGGAATGCAAAAGTTGTAATGGCTTCGACCAATTCCATTTAATAGGCTACCGAAGGAACCTAATTGATAAAGTGGGAGAACGTAAGGTAATGGAGTTAGAGCAACAACATAGGCTAATAAAGAAATGGACCAGGACCGAACTAAACGAAATAATTGAGCAATACAAGTAACATATTTGACACAATGCGAGAAGTGCCACCTGTAAACGGTTATTTTGGGTACACTTTTGTAATTGAGGAAATAAATCACTTTGTTTATGGGGAAACTAAGGAAGAAGCCTTTAACTTTGTAGCAGATTATATAAATGAATATTTAAAATATGGCGAAGCTAACTACTAACGGTAAAACAACATTTGGGAAGCGAAAATGTGGTAAGGCAAAGAAGTCTTACAATAAACATAGTCCCAAGCCAAAACCCTATAAAGGACAAGGACGATGAGAAATACATTCGGCAAAAGAACCTACAAATGCAAATGCGGATCAATACAAGAAGATTACGTTTGGCAAACTGAACTTAATAAACATAAGTTTAAATGTAGCCAATGCAATAAATCAATAGGCATAGAGCAATTAAACAAAGTTGAAAAGGTCCAGCTTCCCTCAATTAGAACCGACACAAAAAATAGATAAATGCTAATATCACAAATCAAACCCAATCCGGAGAACCCTCGCAAGATTAATAAATTCGAGTTCGACAAATTAGTCAACTCAATAGAGCAAGATCCTGATTTGTTACAAGCAAAGCCAATTATTATAGACGAAAACAATGTAATATTAGGAGGACACCAAAGATATAGAGCTTGTATTCAATTAGGCATTCAAGACGTTCCCGTAATTGTTATGAGCGGACTGACTGATAAAAAGAAGAAGAAGCTATTGATAATCGACAACACTCACAATGGCGAATTTGATATGGATATGTTGGCAAATGGGGATTGGGACCTGGAAGACTTGAACGATTGGAGCGTTAACGTTGACTTCCTAAATCCAACTATTGAGGAGCCTAAAAAGATTGATAATACAAAAAGCGGTAAGATTTGCCCCAATTGTGGCGTATCTTTGTAAAAACGTGGCAAAAACATGGCAGGAATAGATAACTTAAAACACTTCGAAAAGGGTAATCCGGGCGGACCGGGCAGACCTAAAGGGGTGCAAAATAGCAAGACAAGACTTTTGCGTTTACTTGAATTAGTACAAAAGAAGAAGAACCCAATTACAGGAGAAGAAGAAGACTTTACCGTGTTGGAATTAATGGATATGCAAATGATTGCTAAAGCATTAAAGGGCGACCAAAGGGCATATCAGGAGGTAATTGACCGACTAGAAGGGAAGGCAAAGCAATCGACTGAAGTTGAGGTAAGCGGTGGAATAAATATAACTTGGGAAGAAAAGAAAACTTATGTAGCTAATAGTCCAAGCCTATAATGGAACTATCTATAAAACAAACAATCGCACTCGATTTACTCGAGGATAAAACAACAAATGAAATACTTTTCGGCGGTGGCGCCGGAGGTGGCAAAACTGCGCTTGGTTGTTATTGGCAACTTAAACAAAGATTAAAGTACCCAAACACTAGAGGACTAATTGGACGTGCGGTATTAAAGACGCTTAAAGAAACTACGTTAGTATCATTCTTCCAGGTTGCTAAAATGCAAGGACTAGAAGCCGGAAAGCATTATAAGTTCAACGCTCAATCCTCAACAATAGAGTTCTTTAATGGATCAACGATATTATTAAAGGACCTTTACAGTTACCCAAGCGATCCTAACTTTGACGAATTGGGTTCGTTAGAAATTACGGACGCATTCATAGACGAGGCAAATCAGGTGGACGACAAGGCACGAAACATTATTAAATCGAGAATAAGGTTTCAGTTGGACCAAAACGATTTAGTGCCTAAGATACTTTACACTTGTAATCCGGCAAAGAATTGGACTTACTCCGAGTTCTATAAACCCCAGCAAGACGGAAGCATTGGGGACAATAAACGCTTTATAAGTTCGTTAATAGACGATAACCCTTTTATTTCAAAACATTACAAGGAGAACCTTTTAACATTAGACAAAGTAAGCAAGGAACGTTTGCTTTTTGGTAATTGGGAGTACTTGTCCGATCCCGCACAATTAATAGATTATGAGAAAATTCTTGACTGCTTTACTAGCGATTATGTACATAGTGGTACACCTTACATTAGTTGCGACGTTGCTCGTTTCGGTGGCGATAGTACTGTCATTGGCTTATGGAATGGCTTTAGGGTTAAACTTTATCAGTACTCGGGTAAATCGGTTGTTGAGGTGGCTGAAATCATAAAGAAGTTACAAAACGATTACAAGGTCCCCACTTCAAACGTTGTCGTCGATGAGGACGGAGTGGGCGGTGGAGTATGCGACATACTAAGGTGCAAAGGCTTCGTCAATAACTCCAGGGCATTGGAGAACCCTGTAACAAAAGCAAAAGAGAACTTTGACAACCTTAAATCTCAATGCTACTATAAGTTAGCCGAGTTAATAAACGATAATAAAATATACATTAACGCAGACGGCAAAATGAAACAACTAATCATTGAGGAGTTGGAACAAGTCAAGCAGAAATCAGTTGACAAAGACGGAAGCAAAGGAATAATACCAAAGGATAAAGTAAAGGCT